CTCTTAATTTTACACTAGCAGCTTTCGATATATAACCTGCAATTTCTTTACCCATATCTTCCGACACCGGCGCATCTTTTTTAAACGCATTTTCCATCATTCTCTCAGCAAGTGCAAGACCTTCTTTCTCAAGCTCACTTGCATTTTGTGCTTGAGCCATTTGATTTCGAATCGCAGTTCTTGCCGCTTTAACTAATTCTTCTGCCATTATGCTAATGTCCTAAACAAATCTCTTGCAACCTTTTGTCTTTCTACTTGTCCTTTTTCTGCAGGATTTTCAAATCTATCTTCAAATATAATACACGCTTCTTCTGGTGTTCTTGCTCTTTTTAAATCATTTAAACGATAGTATGTTTTTGATTCATATAATTCATATACAGTAAAAAGTAATTGTGGATATAATGTATCCCATGCAAGATTTTTTCTTGCTGCAAATGCTACAAGATTTTGATATCGATATCCTGCACTTGCACTTGAATTCCATTGTGCAATACCAAATGATCTTTCAGGTGGAGCAGATGACGCTTTTGTGTCTAAGTCGCCAATACGGTTTGCAAATGATTCTACCCAAAAGTTACCAATAATACCACATGCCTGAGCTGGTGTAAATCCTCCACCTTCAGGAGTTAGAAAGAAATTAAATGCCTTTTCTACATTCGTAGATCCTACAAGGTATTCATCATCTGCATTAATACCTGCTGGTGCAGTAAAGTCATGCGGCGATCCGTATATCTGTCCTTTTTGTGCCTGATCAGGCACGGTACTAATAGGATTAAGTTCTATTTCTGGTATTCTTTCAAATTTTGGTATTGAACCTAATACGAGAGGTAATTGAGAATTTTTACCATCTAAAAAAATACCGTACACCTGAGCCTGCGGCTTGATTCCAATATTTGTGCCAATACCCGAACTACCGCCTTCAGTAATAGGTGTAGCAACCTGTGCCCATGGCAAATCACCGTCAGAAATATCTTCAACATTTTCAGTATGAATACCAAAGATTCTTACTTTCACTCTACCTAATTCAACCGGATCGTTAATATCTTTTACGACACCAATAAACCAACGAGTTTCATCTCCGTAATATTCTTTGTACGTGTTAGGTATCATGCTATTACCTTTAACGGATTATCATCAGTATAATTAGTTAGCTTTACGCAGTTTAGATGTATTTGATATCTAGCGCCTGCAAATGAATGCTTTGCACCATAGATTAAATAGTCACCTGATTTTTTAGTATCTAGTTTAAGATCTCCGAGAGCCATCGGTCTGTTAGCACCAAATAAAATTCTTACAACATTACCTGTTGTATAATGTCCATTTGACTGAATAAATCCTGTACCATCTATGCGTATTGTAATAGGAGATTTTCTTAATAATTTCTTAAGAGTTTTTGATGCTATTTTTTTCTTATGTCCAGTGTATTCATCTTCATCATAAGATATGTATCTGTAAGTTCCATCATCATATGCCCCAGCCGATGATATTTGTGTTATTGTCTTTGAGTTCTGTTCCTGTAACTGAACATCATTAAACATAAAATCACTTGCCATTGACGGTCGCTGATTTCGAATTTTACCATCTAATATATTTGATACGACGTCAGTTATAATATTGTGATTACAAACCGTATCCTTAAAATTATGCGTGTCAATAAAATGATGCTCGCCTGACACTAATCCGTCTGCTATCAGATTAAACATATCTTCTGTATTTTCTACAGAATATTCTTTTACTGGAACAAGTCTATATGATAACTTTTCTAAGTCATGATCTGTTGGTCCATGTATGAAAGGAGATGCTTTATTGATCGGCTCATTATCAATCATTGTCTTAAGATCTGCATATATCAATGTGTTTTGAGTGAATGAAGAAAAGAGATATGTAGGAAAGCCTTCTGTTGTTGTACCTCTATTTTTTATCCATGACATAGCATCAATAGGAGTAAGATTAGGTATGATAACCTTCATCTTCTTTTGAAAAATATCAGAATAAATTTCTATTACTTTATAATCTAAACAGTCAGCTGCAATCTTTTTTATAATTTCATTAGGACTTCCTTGATAACATTTATTGACATTCTTTAGATTGGAAAGAAATAGTATATCTTCAACAATATGAATCATAACTAAATCTGTTTGTTCATTTGCTTTTTTATTCGTTATAATTTTATCAATTACAAATCGATGTTCTACATAAGCACCTTCTTCTTCAGCATTTCTAAATGTCACTATACAAAATTCAGCGCCTTGAAAATCAAGTCTATCGTAAAGTCTAAGCGTATCAATAAAAGCAATTTGGCCGGTAATATACGGTAAATCAATGTGTTCAAAAATTTCCATGTCAGAAACTAATCCGACAATATCAACCGGTTCTAACATACGAGACGAATTTATAATTACAGACTCAAGTACGAAACCATCTTTTCTTTTTGTTCTTGTCATAATTAATTTCTAATTGATTGGAAGAATGCAGAAGACACTTCGTTAATAAGATCAGGTTTAATAACTCGTATATTTTTTAGTTCATTATTTTTTCTTACATATCTATCATAATGAGTTATCTCTGTTAAAGTTGCTGGAGCATCTAGAGTAGGATCGATGTCAACATGATTACCATCTACATCTTCATAATGATGAGTAGACAAATGTTCTTTCATAACAGCATGCGCAGTAATAGCACCAGGTAATTCTAAGTCGACTGTCACGTTTGTTACAATTTCACCAGCAGTGAAAGCTCTTTGTGAAGCAACTACTATTTGGCCGAGATCTAGATTTCTTCTTAATATTTCACCTCTAGCACCAGACGTAGCACCGGATGCTGTCTGTCCGACGAGCATAATTCCTGTAAGAATATCTCTAGTACGTATAACGTGATGAGGATAATCCTGTTTTACTTGATCTTCTAATTGATTCAGTGTAAGAGGCCATCCTCTTGATCGTAGATGATCATTAATAAGGTAAAAAGTCCAGTGAAATTGTGGGCTACCGTAAAGTTTAAACGATACCTGATCAGGTCTATCATTCTCTTGAATACTATATTTACGATAAAAACTTACATTGTCTTTAATTTGATCAACTGCATCTGAGTAGCGAGATATATCTTGAAATATTTCGTATGATAATTTTTCACCACCTATGTCTTTATTATTACCAAAGTAGTATGCGGTTCTAGGAAAATTTCGAAAGTATAACATTAGTAACCTCTTTCAATATCTTGTTTCGATAGAGCGCGATACTCTTGGAATATCAAAGTCATATCTACTTCTGTCGGTTGACCATCAGCATGGAACGCCATCTGACTTCCATTATAATTTACTTGACAACTTCGAAGATATGCTAACTGTATCTTAGGAAACCTTGCATTTGAATTAAGAAATTTAAAAGATATTTCAAATAGATTAGGAAACTTGTAACCTGCAGGTATACCCTCTGCCAAATTTACTGTTTCTGGATACATTTCCGTACGAAATGATTTGACAATATTTTCTACTTGAGCAGCTTCTGCTGCGGATGTAGCTATGAATCTAAATTGAAAAGTAAACTGACGAATATTTGGTCTGTCAAATATCATCCTTGTGCCAGGATTTACACCAGTCTGCAGTGCAGTTGATGCAGCAGCTCTTAATCCTGCAGAAGGTATTCTTTGTGATATGCGTGCTGCAGCCACATTTGCTGTTTCTTTTGTAATTTGACCAGTCGCTAAACTGAAAACACTTTCTAATCCTTCGGCAACTGCATTTCCTATAGCACTTACAATTCCTGCTCCGTTATTTAATGCACCTGATGCAACTAATCCTCTTGTTCCTAGATTTTCTTGGTTGTATGATATATCATCATTCACAACAAGAGACTGTGGCATATAAATTCGAATTACTGTAGGGTTTTCAGGATCAAGAGTCTTTAATCCAGTTGCACCGTCTTGTCGAGGATTACGATCTTGTTTACTTGCTTCTTCTTCTTTTGCCTTTGCAGCCTCTATTAGAGCCAACCCTTCACCGCGACCTTGTGCAGCTTGACTTCTATTATATTCTTCAAATGCATCATTCGCAGTTAAATCTGTAATTGGTGTTTCACTTCCTACACCAATACCTGAACTTGCCAAAGGTCCCTTAGTTAATGAAGATGCTGATGCCGCAACATCTAACGCAGCTTCACTACTTGTAAATGATCCTGTAAATGCTCTTAATAAAGGAGCATCATAATATTGCGCGTATTCTGCAGGATCAACCGTGTATGCATCAACAGTTCGAACCTTAAACTGCATCATCGCTGGAAAATCTGCTGCTCCATCTAAAGGATAACGATATACTGTAGGAGCTGCAGTAAAATTGTCTCCTTGTACACTTTCTGCCGCTTGAGTAGCATTCATATTTTTTACACTGCCAAGAGCTTCGAACCCTCTATCAACTTCTTGTGCACCTTTTGCTTGTTCTGCTATCTCTTGTTTTAACCCCGGATCAGGCATGGCAATTTCCTATAAATAAAATTAGTAAATTATACCACTATTTATATCAAAAAATGGCATATTCTGGAAAGTATAGACCAAAGAATCTGAAGAAGTATAGAGGTGATCCTGATAAAGTAACATATCGTTCTCATTGGGAAAAGCTTTGCTTCTTATGGTGTGATCGTAACCCTGATGTAAAGCATTGGTCATCAGAAGAAACAGTTGTACCTTATTACTGGGATATTGATAAGAGATATCACCGATATTATGTTGATTTAAAAATTACGTTTAATGATGGTAAAACAATTTTAGTTGAAATAAAACCTGCCAAAGAAACAGAACCACCAAAAAATCCCAATAAGAGTAAAAGATATATTGGCGAAGCGATGACATATGTGAAGAATATGAACAAATGGAAAGCTGCAAATAGTTATGCAAAAGATAGAGGATGGGAGTTTCAGGTATGGACAGAGAAAACACTTGACAGTATGGGTATTATGAAAGAACAAAAAGGTAAACTGAAACCACTAAAACCATTAAAGCCTTACCGTAAAAAGCCTAAGAAAAAGATATAAATAGTTGCATGAGTAACTTATTTGCAAAATTAGAATATGAAGCATTTCGTGCTGGTATCAATCCTCGTACAAAAGAGGCACAAGACTGGTTTCGAAAGAAAGCACAGTCTATGCGAAGAGTTAATAGACAGGATTTGCTACAAGATGAACAAGTGAAACTTGTGAATAGACAGAATCCGCTTATAGGATCTATGAATATGTTTTTCTATGATCCTAAGCATAAAGAGACTTTGCCCTACTACGATAGATTCCCACTCGCAATTATTGTAGGACCGGCACCGAATGGATTTTATGGATTGAATCTACATTATTTACCGAATGTATTACGAGCTAAACTTCTTGATGCATTACTTGATATTACAAATAATAAGAAGTATGATGAAACAACAAGATTTCAAATATCATATAGAACATTACAGGCTTCAAGTAAAACTAGATTTTTCAAGCCGTGCTATAAACATTATCTGACAAGACATGTAAGATCACGACTAGCGCGTGTCGAAGCTCCTGAATGGGAGATAGCAACATTCTTGCCGACTGCTGATTTTGAAAAGTCAACTGCTGCTAATGTATATGCACAATCAAGGAAAGCAATATGAGTAGTATAGATCAACTTAAATCTCTTGCATCATCTAAACTCGGCTTTGCTCGAACTAATCAGTTCCTAGTTGAGTTACCTACAAACTTTGCAGGTAGTGGTGGATTCCTTGGTTCATTAACTACACTTCTTACAAGTGGTGTAGGTCTTGGTTCTGGTGGCGGTGATCTTAACTTATTGTGTTCATCTGCAACATTGCCTGGTAAACAGATATTAACACACGACCGTCGTATCGGTATGGAGTTTCAAAAGGTAGCATATGGTTACGCCGTTGATGATGTTAATTTAACTTTCTATGCATTGAATGATTATGGCACAAGAAAGTATTTTGACGAATGGAGATCATATACACTTAATGAAAATGGTCATATTGCAGGTTACAAAAAAGATTATGCAAAAGATGTAAAGATACATCAGTTACGCAAACCAATTAAGAACATCGGTGCTTCGGCTGGCCCGATTAAAGTAAACATAGGACTGGGTGGTGGATCTGTTTATTCAGTAAGATTAAGAGATGCATTTCCTACAACAGTTCAGGCCGTTGAATTGAACAATGATTTAGATGGACTTGTACAAATAGGCGTACAACTATCTTATACAAATTGGGAACGAACATCAAGCGGACAAGGCTGGATCCAAGCAACTGGTGGACTTACCGGTGGATTAGGTGGCTTGACTGGTTTCCTACAATAGGAGTAAAGTATGGCACTGCCAAGATTAAATGATACACCACAATATGAACTTGTTATACCTTCAAGTGGAGATACAGTATCATATCGACCGTTTCTGGTGAAAGAACAGAAGGTTCTTCTTATGGCATCAGAAGCACAAGACATAAAGCAAGTTGTGTCTTCTATTTTAACATGCATTGAAGGCTGTGTATCAGACATCGACGTAAAGAAACTTTCTACTTTTGATGTAGATTATATCTTTACTCAGATTAGATCTAAGTCTGTAGGTGAAACAGCAAATGTAATGTCACCTTGTAGTAAATGCGAACATAAGAATGAAGTAAAAATTGAATTAGATAAAATTTCTGTTGACGTTAAAAATCTGCCAGAAAATGTTATTAAGTTAAATAGTGAAATCAGCGTAAGGATGAAATATCCTACGTATCTTGAAATGCTTGGTAATAATTCAATTACGAATCAAGAGTCAGGCACTGAGGCTCTTTTTGCAGCTATTGCAGCATGCATAGAATCTGTTATGACTGAAGAAGAAAACATACCGTTAAGTGATGAGTCAAGAGAAGAGGTAGATGCTTTTCTTAATTCATTAAGTCCAGATCAATTTGAATTAATTACAAAATTCGTTAACTCGATTCCAAAGATACAATATGAAACTGAATATCAATGTGAATCATGTCAACACCAGAATAAATTAACTTTAGAAGGAATACAGGATTTTTTTTCGTAAACCTCTCGCATGATACTTTAGAAAATTACTATAGAACAAATTTTCAGCTCATGCAAAATTTTAATTATACGCTAAGTGATCTAGATCATATGTTACCTTGGGAGAGGGAGGTTTATATAACAATGCTAGTGCAGCATCTAGAAGAACAAAGGCAACAGAATGGCAACGCTTAAAGACGTAGTTGGAAAGCTAGAAGAGAATAATCAAAAGCTCGGCAATATCGATACAAGTATTGATAAAGTCGAAGCTGGTATTCTCGGTCTATTTGGATTACAGAAGAGAGCACAGCTCGATCAGCTTGAAGCTTCTAGAGAAGCTGGTCAGTCTGCCAAAAATGTAGCAACTCTTGGTAATGAGCCGAAGGGTAAAGGCGCAGGTGGTGATCCGGATAATGAAGGTGGATTATTTAGTGGACTTTCCTCTGGTGCTGCCGGATTACTTGGCGGTCTAACACTTTCTGGTTTATTAAGAAATCTTATTAAAAGATCTCCATTTCTTTTAGCCACAGTGTTCGGCGATGAAATGGCTAGCGTATTAGAAGGCTTAGGGTTAGAAAAAGAAATAGCAGGTTCAATAGGTAGAGGTATACAAGCAGCAGGTATTGCAGGTATAATATCTCCAAGACTTGCGCCAATTGCGGGTTTATTAGGTGTAATTATTGATGATGAAACAGCAAATCAGTTAAAAGCTATTAAAGACGACTTTGTAAAAAACTTTGATATAGAAGGATTTAAGAATTCATTGAACACTGCTTTACTACCGCTTCAGCAAATGTTTGATGAATTAGGATTTGATTTTGATTTAACAATAGATAGCATACCTTCATTTAAAGAAGTATTAGATTGGATGCGAAGAAATCTAGTTGAAGGTGTACAAGGTATTTCGGATATCTTACAAGGTGATTTTAGTTGGGATAATATTGGTAATGCATTAGGTCTTATTGGTGCCGTAGCGTTCGCATTCGCACCACTTAGAACGATAACATTAGCAGGCGGTCTTCTTGGTGGTTCTATAAAAGGCGTCTCGAAAGGTGCTTTTGCAGGATTAAAATTTTTATTAGGTAAAGGTCTTACAGGAGCACTAAGTCTTTTAGGTATGGTAGGCAGTAGTCTTTCTACTGTAGCGACTTCAAACGCGGCAAGTACTGCTACAACAATGGCAGCAGGCGCTGGCAAAAAAGTTTTAACGTTTGCTGGCAGAACATTACTGTCATTGACACCTGCAGGATTGGTGCTAGCAGGAGCTGGAATTTTAGGCTATTTTGCTGGTGAAATGTTTAAACAGACAGAAGCATACGCCATGCTTAAAAAGAAAACTGACGATGAGCTAGCTTCTATGCCGCTTGGTGATAAGCCTGAAGCCGCAGAAATTATAGGAGATTCGAATAGAAGTATTGCCAATACATCGCTCGCTCCTGGACTGCCTGACACAACTAGACTTGCAATGCTGCAAGGTATGTTACGTAATCCTGATACTGATGAAGGTAAAAAAGCACAGATTGAAAATGAGATTAAAGCTTTACGAATAAAATTAGGTTTGGAAAAACCGCAACCAAATCCAGCCGCTCAAAACGCATTTAATGATTATAATGCAAGTCAGGCAATGAGAGGTCGTGGTGGTGGAGGTAATTCGTTTGTTGATGCTTCTACTACAAACGTAGGGCAATCAACCACCGCTCTTGTAGGATCTGGTACTAATTCATTTGATATGAATAATCCACTAATACAAAGAGCGATGGCTGAATTACACGGTTAGTTTAATCTTCTCGTGCTAATTTCGCAAAATAAGACATTGTATCATCATCATCCTGCAAGTTAACTTGCTCGGCTGTGATAGGCTCAGCAACTTTATACTCAGGCTCAGGAGCAGGAGTATTCATTTGAGATTCTTGTCTCATAGTTGGTGCACCCATCGATGATTCCTCACCTAAGACTCGTGCAAGCTTTGCTTTGAGTTCATCATATGTTTTATAGTTCTTTGGATCAGTGAACTCACTCAGATCATGCAACTGATTATATACTGCTTCTAGTTTAGATTCATCTGATTCATAGAGAGCAGACGGACTTGCAAACTCTGACTTATCATAATTACGATATCCCTCAACTTGACGGATTTTCAATTTAAAGTCTGCACCTTCCCAAAAATCAAAAGGATTAATTGCTTTTTCATCTGCAAAGGATGGCTGCATAACATCCATGATCTTGTCAAAGATCTTCTTACCGAACTTATAAAGTACAACGCGACCTTCATTATGTGGTGCAGATGGATCTTGCACAACAAGAGCATTAACTACATAATGCAAACGCCGCTTTTGTGCTCGTGCGGTTTCTTTGTCTGCTTCAATGCCGGAATTCCAGAGCCGTGAGTTGAGTTCGCCAACAGGATCAGGTTGACCAATAGATGTAAGGCTGTTTTCGATATACCACAGACCGGTTGGTCCTTTGAATCCATGATCCCAGTATCTGGCCCATGGAAGTTCTGTACCTTCTGCGGCTGGTAAGAATCGTAATACTGCATATCCATTTCCTGCTTTGTCTACGGTTGGTTTCCAAATACGATCATCATCGTAATTCTTCTTTTCACCACCGCCGACTGCTTCGGCTGCTTTTACAAGTTGTGAGATATCTGTACCGCGATTGCGTTTAAGTGCTTCGAATGACATATTTATTTTTTCCTTGTTTAACTGAAATATGATTTATTATAACACAGTATAACTGTAATGTAAATCTATATATATTCATCTTATTCAAATAAAGCTGAATCTATAGAATTAGTTTTAGGTAGGAAGTTGAGGTTCATTGCTTCTGCCTCAAGCTTCCCTTTGATGATAGGTGATATGAACTTATTGACATCTGCTGGATCAATATCGTTCTTATCACAAAGATAGAGAATGGCATCCATATAACTAATCTTAAGTTCGACTACAGTCTTCTCAATGAGTTGTGTAAATTTACTTTTGTTGAGAAAGTCACTCATCTATCCATTACCCTTAGTAAAATTGTATCACCATTTAATCTACCATTTGGTATAGTAGTTTTAGTGGTGAGTGTTTTCCATTCACTATCGATTTGTTTAGGTGTCTTACCCAAGACGAAAGGAATAAACTGATCTGGCTTTCGTAACTTGACAGATCGACTGTTGACCTTATCAATGTTTTTAATCGAAGTACCAGAGATTTCAAATCCCTTTACATCTTGAGTAATGAATTCCGTCAACATACGATTCTTTGTGTTAAACGTATAGAGACGTGTACCTCCCACTATTTTAATAGGAGGTATCGACACAAGCTTGAATTCAGTATCTTCTTTCTTATACTGAACTTTAGCCACTTGTTTATCTGCAGCTTTTGGTTGCTTTACCCGCGTTGCACGAGTAGCTTTTGCTGCAGAACGGATACGATCACAATCTGCCAACATTGATTGACAAACCTTGATCCTCCGATTGAGTTCTGGTCTTTTCAAATGGGCATATCCTTCGACTGCATCATTGCATCGTTTGTGATATGCATCCTCATAATCAAGTAACCAGCCTTCAATTACCTGTCTAACTGGTGCAACTGCACTACCAGATAGACCATGTCTTTTAAATTCTTGATAGAGATCAAGCTCAGCTTTTTCACCTTCCATCCATGCATCCTCGAGATCGAGAAGATCTTGCATAATAGTATTACTAATCTTCTTTTGAAGACGTTGCATTGGTGAAAGAGACACTACGTTAGCAGAGTCTTTAAGCTTTGCTTGCTTTTCGAAATAGATGTCTTTACCTGATTCGACAAGCTCCATCACGTACTTGCACAAACCTTCTGCATACTTACTAGACTTATCATCATGAGTAAGCCCACCGTTGATCCAGAAAGCGGTAGCACAATAATGAGAGAAGATATAGAACTTATAGTCAGGATTTGCAAGTACAAACTTTTGATTTGACTTATCAACATTCTGCTTTACATAAGTCTTGAATGTACTAATAAGATCTTTACGATCAACTTCGAATTGAAAGTAACTTTTAACTGCATCAAAACCTTTATCAATTGGAGCAGCAGATAAACCAGTACGTGCTCTTGCTCTGACTTTAGCTTTTTTACGTTTTACCATAGGCATATGAAATCTCCTCTTTTTTCATTCTGTATATATTCTAACACAGTTTCACGCAAATGTACACAGTTAATTTCACTTATTTGCATTTTTTTATCGACGCATATGGGCAATATCAACTGCATCCTTAGAATCTTTACGAATTGGTACCATATTGGATTTATGAAGAGTGCCAATACCAGCGAGCTCATCTCCAGTATATTGGTTTGCCTTACGCTTACCTTCTACCTTCATGATGAGATCGCTGGTGGGCACAGTCTCGGCCACGGTATAGTCAGGGAGGTCAGCTATCCTAGACTTTTTACTACCTTTTTCATAACCCAAAGACTTGAGGAGCTTTGCTGTTTCGGCTTCAGCACGAAGAACAGCTTGTGTCTTTTTACGGGCTTTTCTCTTACGAGTAGAAATAGTAGTCATACCACGAACGAGGTGCATAGTCATCTATTGTATCCCTTCCTTGTCATTTCGTTGATGCGCTCTTGCATATACTGACGAACAATCTTTTGAATTGCATCGTACTCACCTTCAGTAACTGCTTTCATACGCTCGAGCTCACCTTCGAACACACGAACTGCCATCATACGATCACTAGATAAGTTTTCCATTATACTATTCTATCACAGTTTCCTGCGTTTGTACACCGTTAATTGCATCTACAATCACTTTTGCGTCTTCAAGTTCTGCAGTCTTCTGTTCTTGAACGTTCTCATCAAGCTCTTTGAATGCACGTGTTTCACGAAGCTTTTCAAGCAGAAACTCATTCTGTGCTATACGTGTTTGTATAACCTTATTAGCGACTGCGTTCTTGTACTCCAGAAGTACGTATGCACGATACTGTGTACCATTTTGAACTACTTTATTCTCTTTGACAGTGTAACCTGCAACATCTGCATCTGCAATGAGATTACGAGTTACTTGTTCAAAGTTATTCTGTACACGACTATCGAAGTCTGTAGCACCAAGTTTTGTCTTAAACATTTTCAATTGAGAACGAATACGACTATCAACACGATCTGCAAGAGTTGTCTTTGCAGAAAGAACTGCAATATCAACCGCTAACTGAAGATCTGGTGTCACTGCAGTACCGACTGCATATACAGCATCATCTTCTTTTGGAATGTTCGTATACCACTTTGGCATTTCATCAATCTGCTTTTCAACTTGAGCCGATTGATACTCAAACATTTGCTTTGACATAGCTGTTTCTGGTGGGGTTTTATCACAAGCAGCAACTGCTGCAACGAGAGGGATTAAAGCTAACCTTTTCATTTTATACTCCATTTAATGCAGCGACAATATTGTCGCGAAGACCTGAGGTCACAAACCAATTCAGGATATCTGGCTGAAAGATAACAAGGGCGATGCCAGAAAATACACCCAATACATAACTAATCATTATAAAACTCCTATACTGACCAATGTACTGAAGAGGTGAGTGACTCCATTACCTTCTTCTTCCACGCCAAATAGAAACTCACCTAACGATCTGTTCTTGGCGGGTATTTCTTTCTCAATGATTATGGTTTTAGGCGGTGTTTTGCAGTCATAACGTTTGATGTCATCGACTACACCACCATCTTTGAAGAAAGTTCTTTGAGAATAAAAACAATCTTGCGCTACTGCTGGATTACAGCCACTAATTCCAATCGTTATCGTGGCTAACAGTATCGCGGTACCTTTCACCATAATATTTCTCCGCATATTGTGGAGCATCTGTCCACGCATTAATGTTTTCACCATCATACTTACGATCCATAATGGATGTTTCAGTACGTCGTACCTTACGAGACTTACCGATTTTCTTGTGAAACCGATCTGCAGCTTTTTTGATAGCTTTCAGACGTTGTTCGGTAGTCATACCTTTTTTAATAATATACTTAGGCATATTCGCTCCAATATTCATTCCAAAGTTCTTCAACAAATTCTAATTGCTCATTAGCAGACATATGAGCGATATCATTCCAGCACTTGTCTCTTGTCAGTGCCATGTGAAGTTCTGTAATATGTTCACATCCACCAATTCGAAGACTGACTGAGTTGATAAACTGATCTTCACAATCCATTACGTAAGATGACATACCCATTAGCGTACACTCCAACCAAGATTTTCTTCAACCCAATCTTCACCAAGATCAGCTGCGAGAGCCATAACTACACCTTCACGTGGATGTGTATCCATACGATCGATAAAGGTTTTTAGTGAACCCATATGACCACGGTTAAAGCGATCTTTAACCTCGATAACATCGTTACGATCTTCGGCATACATTTCAGCCATATCATTGTCGACACCCATAAACTCAACGTGTGAATTCCAAAGGCTTTTTTCTAATTTGTAAAGGTTCTCTAAAAACATGATAAGCTCCTCTTTGCTTTTTTCATTTTATAGATATATTATACACTAAAAACCACGAAATGTACACAAAAAAGTGCACGAAGTTATTCAATAAAAACAACCACTTGTAATTTTTTTTCTAAGAACGATAAATATTGAGTAGATGGTTCTCGAATTGTTCTACTTTTTCGATACGATTTGGCCATAATATGTACTCCTTTTCAGGATTTTTCTTCAGATTATTCAATAGTGGCACAATTGCATTATAAAGCTTATCCAGTTTCTCCTGGGTCACAGTGGCAGTAGTAGCTATTGACTCGTTTTGACGAGCGGCTTCCTGCACAGCTTTTAATTCAGATTCGTCTACCGCAGTAAAACCAAAATCAAAGAAATCGTCGTCAGACATTACCATCTCTCCTCTGATACATGTATTGAACGAAGAACAACCAACCAATAAATGCCCAAAAGAAGTTGTAAATGATACCCTGTGATATCACAAAAGCAAACATTGAAATAATTATATGATCATACCATTTAAGCATTTGTATCCTTAAAGCGGGAGAGACTAAGTCTCTCCCTTATAAAGCAGAGCCTAGTTATAAATCTAGGATGCGGTTCTCCTTTGTGTTGGTACCATATACTATTTATATGGAGCGGGTACGGAGATTCGAACTCCGATCCTCAGCTTGGAAGGCTGCAATAATAGCCATTATACTATACCCGCAGTGAGTCTTTCTAATGAGGGCGCTCTATAATTTCCCACCAGCGTCTTAATTTTAAAGTCGTTACTGGCTTAACCGCGTTATACCGCTCGACTATTTGGATTAGCAAAGACGCATCGACTGAGAGAGGAGCGAGACAGGAGCGCCTTTGCTAAACTGATTATTCCATAACATCCCATAAATAATGGATAAATTTTATAAAATGTTTCTTTGTCATTGGCTTCTGACTGTGAAAGTTTAAGGCTAAGAAATCCATAGGAAATTCAACTCCATACTTCCAAGCTTTGTGATGCATTCTTTCTTTTTCATAATCCCAATAACACTCATATGTCCAGTCTTTATGTTTGAATGTCGTCAACAACTTTCTTGAATTGCTCAAATGTCGGGATTTGGTATGCTCCGAATAATCCATTGAGATCAGTGACTTCTTTCGTTTCGTGATATACCATTTGATGATCCATCTTTCGAGTTTGATCATCATAGTCTACATCGATTTCACCTAAATAGGTGTAGCCTTTATAATCATATGTCGTTCTTATTGGAAATGGCATTACGCATACTCCTCATCATGTTTCATGAGGTAAGCCATCTGATCGCAGATCTGATGAAGCTCTGCATCAGACATGATCTCCAGATCTAGAGACCGAGCATACCCTTTGCTCATGGCATCTGCTGCCATGTAGTACGTAGTCTCCTCAAGCTCGATACGCTTGTACTCTTTAAGAGTACCGGTAGGTACACGCTCAGACCAATACTCGGTCTTGTCTGGATGTGGGAACATACCCATAAAACAACCAGGCTTTTTGCTGAACTCCTCAGCCTCTCTACGCTGATCCATGATAAAATCACGAAGGGCACCTGACATAATATAAACTTTTTCCATAATGAACTCCTCTTTTCATTTGATAGATATATTATACACTATTTCTCCGTGAATGTACACAGTTATTTTGCACTTTTTTCAATTATTTTTGAAATTTTAGTTGGTACTCTTTTCCTTCATGTAAGAATGATACGATGGAATGTGAGTAGACTGTAACAACTTCTTCGTTGTATCTTGTTTCAACATTGCATACACGCCGTGTCCCGCCAGTAGCATTACTGTTAGCATGCCCAGCCATAGCACCGAGAACCGCACCAATAGCGCCACCACCTTCTTCTCCTTTAATATTGTTACCTAATATACCACCGATAATTGCACCTTTAATTGCATCACCGGTCTTGTCACCAGATACTTGTTGATCGTAGCAAACTTCCACTTGATACGGTGTCTTATTAATAACCTGTTTGGTTACATCAACTACAGTCTCAGCTGTGGCCGGGGTAATAACCAACATCGTCATCATCGTTGCTAGTAAATTTACGTTTCTCATTATTTAACTCCTCTATCCTTTTATATGAGTTTTGTAATTGTTCCTGCAGTTCTCTTACATTGTTCTGCAAGATCTCTATCATACCGTCTTTATTTAATAGTTCTCGACGGAATAATTCAAGTTCTGATTTTTCGTGATTTCCACTCATCAAGCAGTTCCTCCTGTACTCTGTAAGCTTCCACTTCCCATGGTAAATTTAGATACTCTTCTCGATTGTCATAGAAGTTACATTCGCTGAATAATTCTTTTCTAACATACTGTTTAATATGAACCATTTCATGGAAGATAGTTGTAAGAAAATTATCTGTAAGGCTGAGCTTCTTATTTACTTCAATTAAATATTCTCTATTATCAAAATCAAAACATGTGCCGTCATAGCCTTTGAGATTCTTTAATTCGATATTAACAACACATTTACGAATACGAGGTATCAGTTGCATCCATGCAAAAGATGCCGCTTCATAAGCGAGTTCTCTTTGACGCTTGCTTCCACCTTCTACAAATATCATATGCCCTCTCCAATTATGATATTATTATATACTATTTTTACGTAAAAGTAAACAACTTTTTACATTATTCCACTAGCACCTGGACCAGTCCATGCCTTTTTGTGTTTGTCTTCGTTAGCTTCGAATATTTCTCCTCTTTTGCCATATGTCTCAATTGTAACGTTCTTACCTATCTTAAATTTTAGATTGTCATGCATATGATGTAATACAAATTCTGTTCGACCATCACTGAAGTCTTTGAATATATTCTGCCAAAGCGGTCTCCAGTTATTAGCCAATCGATTGTTGTTCATACCGCCACGATCTGAATTAATAAACGTATCTGTGTAACTACGTAAATTAAAATCAAAGATAGAATCAAAACCATACATGTGAACTCTTTCTGCTTGTAATCGAGCACATGCAAAGTATACAGCAAAATGACCGCAATTTAGATCCGTATAGTTAGCTGCATAACTAGGCAATCGAGTGTAGAACATTTTAATTTGCTGTGATCTTTGTAAATGGAATTGTGGATTTTTTTCCATATACGCTTTAGGTCTTACTCCTAATATCCACTCACCTGGTACGTCAACTTCTCCTTTATGGATATGTCGCATCATTTTAAAGTCAACCATACAAGATGCATATAAATTTTCAATGGGGAAAGGCGCTAGATTGCAGGCCAGTTTTAGACCTTTTCTAGGCGCATCGTTGAAAAACATAGCTGAATCGCCATTACCAATAACATGTACTGTTTTAGGCATTTACATACCTCGCAATTTTCATTTTACCTCTAATTCGATCATTACCTTTTTCACCTGTCCAATGCATAATCTTTGCATTTGTAGCCGGCTCGTTATCATGTTCTACTTGAAGTCTTAACCAATTATATTCATTCGGTAACTCTTTTATATATGTCATTCTTGTAATAGGATTTAACATCTTATGTAATACTTCTTGATCACCGACATCAGGTGTTCTACCGACTTGTTCTGTCCATTGTTTTAGAATATCTGGTTTTTGATAGAATCCTACGACACCTGAATTAAACCATTCTTCTTTCCTACGTTTAAGCCATGGTTTGTCTATTGCCATAGTTAATTTATTCGGTTCTATATAATTAAACATCTTATCGATGTTACCGAGCACTTCACAATCAGTATCAATCCAAAAACATTTTTTAGCAGGTGCTTTCAACATCGCCATCGGTTTTCCGAACCAGCCCTTTATACCTTCTTTTACCTTACAATCTATATGACAAAAAAGCGCAGGATGATATGAAGATTTAAGATGATTCTTTGCTTCTTCAGACATTCCGAAGTCTGCTACTGCTATAGGTATTGTATTGTGCTTATAATAATTTTCAATAAACCACCACAGTTGCCATTCTGTTTTTTCATCGCAACCTGTGACTATCAATTTGTCGGGCATCTTAGGCATCGATTATTCCATATGTTTCATTAAAGTTATGTTTCGCTTGTACACCAGCTTCTTTTTGAATTGTTGTAAATGAATCTGCAGCCATACAGACCCATGGATAATATTCTTGTAAGAACGGAAAGTTATCTACATTGAGAAATACATCTGTCGGTGCACCACATGTTTTAGCTTTCATTATAATTTTCTTTGCGCCTTCTGGATTTACCATATATCCATGTGCACCACCAAAATATTTCTTTTGTACAAGACCGTCGACACCAAGTTTAACAGGCGTATTGAATCTACCGTATGAAGGTTTTGAAAATGTCATACATCCATCAAATGATTCTGTCGGTATCGGTCCTGTCACAATCGCATCATGTTCAAAGATAACTACAGTGTCTTTTATCTTTACAGACTTTTCCCATAGTGCGTGATGTGATAAGAAAGCAGCCATGCAATTTTCAGGTCGAGAATATTTCTCATGGAAAAAAGCTGGCTGAATACCTTTTTTATGTAGAATCAAATGTGGATTATCTTTTGGAGTTGTAGCCCAATGATGTTCTACTTCTAATCCATGCTTAGCAGCACTCTTAATACAACGTTCTGCTACTTGCATAGATTGTTCATTATCTTTAATTGTAATTACGAAAGCCTTCATTAATTCACCGTTGTTGATGGTAGTCCTTGTACTCTTGTAAAGTATGTCTTTGTTACACCTAGCTTAGGAATAATTTGTTTACACATAATAGCATCATTTGGCCAAAGACCGTGCTGACGAACTGCATCTAAAAGATTCTTTGCTCCGTCAGGTTTAATTATATATGCCGAATTACCGGCAAGACCTTGTGGTATATTGAACTCATCGACTGCAGGCACAGGTTGAATCCATGATTCTCCTGCTTGTACGATATCATGAAACTGATGAGATCTTCTTGTTGCAGATGCAGGACTATTAATACCTACAATATCGTATTTACTTTCAAGTATAAGACGCCAGTCAAGCTTTTCAGTAAAGATAGCATCATGCTCGAGTACAAGAAGAGGTTCATCAGCAGTTTTACATTTATGCCATAACAGCCAGTGACTCATAGCGCATGCAATACGTGCATTCTTGTTTTCAGTTTGATATGCAGATTTAATAAGACCGGTTGCTATGTCTGAATCTTTACCTTCCCATGGATAATTCCATTTTAGACCATTGCCTAACATAACCATGTTCGCCATGTCAGGTGTAACAGCATCAAACACATTAATCTTAAAATCATTTTTTACTTTTTTAGAAGAGGAAATACAGACTTCAGCACCTTTTTCTGATATACTATTTCCTTTTACACGAATTATAAATGCTTTCATTTGTAATTATTTTCTAAATTGCTTTTGTAAATTTATACTTCATAGAACTTTTCACCTAAATCTTTTGCAGTACCTTGCCAATCTCTCTTCTTCTTAGAGAACTGTTCCATAGCACGATACGTAGGTACTTGATTCCAGTCACATGTAAGTACAGGACCTTTACCTGCTGGTTTCTGATTTACATGTAAATTCTTAAGATTTTTTGGATAGATAAAATCATTTGGTGCTTTTACAAAAAAGCTTACTTCCTGATGTTTATATATTAGAGGTAACCAATACCAATGAAATTTCTTTTGTGGACCCGTATAATCTGTTATTATGACCATGGTTTCTGTGCCTCAACAACTGCAGAATGCAAAGCACGAATTACTCCTGGCGTATCAATACCGGTAAATTCAGGTTTACTGCTTTTCATATAATCACATTCTTTCACACGTATAAATCCAATATCATTTAAAACTTCTATCATTTCTTTTTTAGGCCATACATATAAGTGTTCTCCATTCTGATACAACAATCCAAGAGCACATTGTTCTCTTAGTGATCGTTTAGAATGTCCTTTGCCTGCAAAGTTATGACCTACTACATAAAACTTATGATATGATGCAACAAAGTTCTGTTCGTCAGGCGTAAGCTTTTCATCGCTTACTAACTTTTCTACAAATTCGTATGGTGGCCAGACTGTACGAATAACACCACCAGGTTTTAATATTCTAAATGCTTCTTTAAAAAAATTAATACCTTGATATTTGTACATGTGTTCAATAAAATGTTCTGAATATATGCCATCAAATTGATTATCAGTATAGGGTGTAGGTAACTTTGTGAGATCAAGTTTATCAACACCTGGTCTATCTGCTACATTGACAACAGTCCAATTTAAGTTCCTTGGTTTATCTGCTGCGATTTCTAAGAATTGTCCCATACACTTAACTCCGTCTTTTCAAGTTGTGGCATATTAAACTTTTGTCTAGCGAAAAAGTGATTAATCTTACCGTCTGGTTTTCCACGCCATTGATATGGTAATCTATTCCATGATGTATCAAGTTCTGTCACATTAAATACGCTTTGTGATAATTGTAAATTGATATACATCTGCTCTGTATATCTTGTATGCAATACGTAATTATCTATAGACTTAAAATGTTTACGTGCTTTCTGTCTACCTTCACGAGACCATAATTGTAATCCACCGTTGAGATATCGAAATCTTTCATTCGGATACAAAACAGACTTAGGAAACATCCATTCTTTACCAAACAAATGTTTACCGTATGCTATGATACCTCGAGCATATAGTGGAACATCCATCACATTACGCATCCATCCACCTTGTGCACCGTCATGAACACCGACTTCATGCACCATCGCAACATCACCGATTTCAATATCGAATATATTTTCTCTTGTTGCTATAAGCATGTCAAGATCGATTGATAGGATGTGATCATACTCATCCCATTTATCATCGAATATAATTTTTGTTGAATCTAATCGTGGATCGATATGTTCGAAATAGCGTTCATGATCTAAAACGTGTTCAGCGCCACATATCTTTGCATATGCTTGAGCGGAGCGAACACCTGCACGTGCCCACTCCGGTAATTCAACTCCGCCCATATCATTGTCACCCATCTCATAGGGTATGTAATATTGAAATATTAAATTTTTCATTATAATCTCTAATAACGAAGAGCAAAATCCCAATGACCTTCTATTCTAACACAAACCCAATCTCGCTTCATAGTTCTAAAGTCATATTTAAATTCTTGCTCAGTTTTTGCAAAATAACAATTTGCTAATCCATCAAATATATCTATATGCTCTGCAATTGGTTTACCATTTACAATGGTAACCATTACCAACATCCATTTAACCATTATTTCCTAGGTGGTGCTGGCTTTTTACCCTTTACAGCATCTGCCCCAAAGAACGCAGCAACCAATACAGATATTGACACAAAGTATGTAGGTGCAATATCACTAATAAGTTGTGCGGCTTTATCCTGTCCAAGTATTGTTGTAATAAGAATGATTGCTGGATAAAGCAACATACCAAATAATGCAAACCAAGTCATTTTTCTCATAGCATCACGTTGTGCATCTGCATCTTCAAGTTCTTTACGTTTGAATTCCAAATGCATCTCAAGTTCTTCAGCGGATATATGCCCATCACCATTGGTGTCAGCATCATCCAAACCCTCGATAGTTTTCTTGTCTGCCATTTTCGTACTCCGTAATAATTGCTTCGGCAATTTCATATGCCTCTTGGTATCCATCACGAAGTGAATTGGACTTGTGTCCACTTTCAACAAACCATTTTAGAGTATTTATATCAGAACCAGAACACTCAAGTTTAAAGTCAGAAGTGACGTCTTCAAATCGCGTTCTTAAGTTCAAAAGTTCTTGCACGTTCAACTGCTATCTCCAATTTGCTTTCCAAAATTTCGACATCATCTTGATCAGTTTGAAAGACAATGCCGATACCGCCAGCTTCTATCCATCTACGAATATTATCTGGACGATCATCAACAAGTATGTTTGGTTTACGAGTTAATTTGTTCCAAGCATACTTATGTTTGTTAGAAGTAAAGATCATGTTCTCAATCAATGGTGGAACATAACCTTTATTTTCTAACCACCTACGTTTCCAATATGCAGAGTTATTGTGATCTCCAGTAAGAGGAGATGAACAGATACCCCAATCATTGTTAGAGATTTCCTCTACAAAGGTTACGATTCGATTTGATTCTTTGAATTTTGGTAATTGGTAGAACCAGTCTGTACCAATTAAGGATGCAAATGCTGCTTCTCTATCATTGAGAGATTTCCAATGGTCTACATCAAAGTGTTCTTTGACTGCACCAAAGAAGTCGGCAATTACGCCATCCATGTCGAGATATATTGTCATTATGCCACCTCTTTCATTTCACGTTGAATTACGTCATATGCCTTTACAGCCATAGTAAAATATTTTGCATCTGCTACCATTGAATATTTTAATGCACATTTGGTAACAAACTCCTCGCGAGGAATGTTATAGTT